GATAGATACTTAATTTATAGCATTGACCCTGATACTCTGCCGCAAAACACAATGTCCCCGGTAACCAGCGTTATTAATCCTCAATTGACTGCACCTAATGCAGGATTGCCCGGACCTACTCCAGGAGTAAGGTATCTTATTGTAGAGGACATTGGTTCTGAAGGAGATACTACTGTAGCTTGGGGTGATCTAGTAGCGTATGCTAACGATATCATCCAATATAATGCTAACGCTGGCGAATGGCAAGTTTCATTTGATAGTATCAATGCTAATAACGTAGAATTTGTAACCAATCTCACTACAAACGTACAGTATCGTTATGTTCCCAATGAGGGAATGTGGATGAAATCTTACGAAGGTTGGTACGAGCAAGGTGATTACAGCATAGTCTTATGACCCATCAAGCTGCCGGTGTTTTCTTTTACAGTAAATCTACTCAACGTTATCTCTATTTACTAAGAACTGACTCAAGAAATCCTACATGGAGTATACCAGGTGGGGGCATTGAGCAGGATGAAACATTGTTTGAAGGTATTTCAAGAGAATGTGATGAAGAAATGTCATTCGACATTACAGAGCTTAAGTTGATTCCTATACAAAAGTTTGTGAACAACGCATTTGTATATCATACTTTTTTCTGTGAAGTCGAAGAAGAATTTATTCCTGCATTGAATGATGAGCATGTCGGTTATGCCTGGGTAACAGAAGGACAATATCCGAAGCCTTTACACCCCGGATTATTTTCTACTGTGAATATTGATATTGTAATTGAAAAGTTGAATAGTCTTACTTGATTAGATACCGAGTAATTTTTCTAGAGTAGGCCATCCCAATGCCCCAGCTAATACACCAGCTCCCATAAGCATCCATCTCCATTTTTCTAGAGCAGATACTTTCTTTTCAACCTTTGCGTGTTGTTCTTTATTTTCTTCTTGAAAATTTGTAATGAGTTGTTGTGCTGCGAGGGCATGGCCATCAATATGAGAGCGCAAGTCCTTCAGGTCAGTTTTGATATCATCCATTTTTTCATTTAGATATCCATACTGTACCTGAAGGACTGCAATTTCGGTCTCAGTCTCTTTAATCTTTTGAACTGTAGAAGCCTGAGCCATTGTTTATTCCTTATGCGTTGTTGATTGTAACAATCGGATTTGGCTGACCATTGTCTACGTTTGCAACTGCGGCTGAGTTGAACGATGAAATGACATCAGGGTTAACGTTGGCCAATACTGCAAGACCTGTACCAGAACCAGTTCCAGTAGCAGTAAAGGTGATACCAGTCATGCTAGCCATTGCGCCAACTGCTGTCCAGTCAGTAGTACCTGCACTGTAGATTGTGTATACAGTACCTGCTGACAATGAACCTGCTGCAACTGTTGCTGGGAATAGTTCTGAGCTATGATCATTCACGCTTGAAACAAATTGTACGCCAGAGGCTGCGTTAGTTGCTCTGATTGACATTGTGTTTGGTGTCAATGCAGTATTTGCAACGTTCGCAGTGTAAACCGCACTAGTTAGACCAGAAGTTGTACCGGTTACGAGATACTTTGTCTTGCCCTTTTGACGAACAATGAAGCCTGCTTCTGGAGTTGCATAAATGAATGAAGAACCTGATGCAGCCACCTCCGCATTTGCAACTAGTTCAACTACATCTTGTTGAGCGTCTGGAGTACCAGTAGCATTAGACAAGTCAACTTCTGCTCCAGCTAATGTTGTTGAAACAGTGAATGCGGATGCGTTAGCAATTGCTTTAACAAAATAAACTTGACCAGAGACTAAGCCGCCCAAATTAGCAGTAAATCTTACTGTACCGTTAGCAAGCAATGTTTGAGCATTACCTGAAGTACCGATGATGTTACCTGTATTTTGCGTGTTAGCAACAGCAACCGTTGTTAAACCAGGAACTGTATTTGCAAAACCTAAAGTGGTATAATTAGTTGCTGTACCGGATGTACTGACAAGCTGAACTACTGAACCCACACTTAATGTGTTTGCCAAATCAGTACCAATACCTGTTACATATTCAGTATCAGTAGCAGCATACAATGTACCTGTACCATTTTGACCAATAGCAACGTTAGCAAGAACTTGCTTACCGAAGATTGCAGTGTTACCACCGACTACTGAGTAAGTGTTTGCGTTTGTTGCTGGCCATTGAGGACCATTTGGGTTGTTGAAGTAAGCATCAACTACACCAACTGACAATGCTGATGCAGTTGTACCTGTTGTCAATGTAACCGGAGTCGATGTTGGGTTAGCATTTAGTGGGGTTGCAGAAACAGTGAATGTTGATGCGCCAGTGATTTTTAGAATATAATATGTTGTAGCAGCGATTAAGTTTGTACCAGTTGTGATGCTAGGTACAAAAGGCATACCGGCAATAATACCTAATGTGCTTAAAGTTTGAGAAACTGTTACGATATTTGTTGTTGCAGTAGTATTAGTTACTGTCAAGACTGCTTGAGCCTTAGCGATTTTTAGTGGACGTCCCATTTGTTTTTCCTTAATGTTATGAGCGAGTTCTAGTCGCTACGCAGTGGGTACTGCATAAGTTCTCCTCATGAGAACATATAAAGTATTTAGCTTTATTGCGTAATTATTCGGTACCTGTAACAGCATGTGGCATGCCTAATTCTGTAATACTGAATTCTGATCCAGCTCCACCGCCAGTTGTTAGAAATGCTACTACATTACCTTGACCACAATAAACGCTATTATAGCTGTCATTAGCAGAATAAATCGCTGACTGCTGGGTAGCGATTGCGTAAGGAACACCTGCATTATTGAAAGTGTATGCAACGTTTGATAGTGCTACTCCTGCATTTGCAGTTAGTGTCAAACTAGTAGCATTAGCAATATTTGCTACAATTCCTACTGTTGTTCCAGTGGTATTTCCTATCCAAGCGCCGATTTCTAGCTGAGTGTTAAATGCAGTTCCTACACCAGTAACTGTTACTGAGTTAGTTGCTGCTGTGGCTGTTCCAGTACCGGCTACTCTAGGATAGCCTGTTACGGCGTGAATACCTACGCCTGTAGTTGATATTCTAATTTTGTCTGTAGCAATATTAGCTGATTGCTGTGATACTGCATTACCTGTATATACGTAAGATGCCATTTTATTATCCTTATAATCTTCCGACTGCTACTTCAATGACGCCTTCATAACCATCAAAGTCTTGCAGTGCTTTACCTATTACTGTACCCATAGAAGGGAACTGATTTGGTCTTGCAAATCCGTTGCCACCTGAAATGAGCATGTCGCCTTTACTAATTTTACCACGAACTTTACATGGTACACGACCTTGTAGCGCAACTGCGGTCAATAGACCGGGGCATGTAGAGTTCATAACATATGCTGGGTTCGTAGAAACTACACCTGCAACTTTATTTGTGCCGTCATCAGCGAGGGTAACTTCTTTCTCTCCGCCGAACATCAACACCGTACCAGGCAGATATTTTACATCAGCTTCGTAGTATTCTGCAAGGTCAGCGTAAGTAGCAGTTAAACTTGAACCTGTTGTTAATGTCCAGTTGCCGGTTATGTTACCTGCTGTAGTGTTTGCGCCTGCTGTAATTTGCGTAGTAGTTAACGCTCCACTTACACCTAATGATGTTAATGTACCAACTGATGTGATATTTGGCTGCGCCGCAGTTGTTACAGTACCAGCAGTAGTTGCAGCTCCGGTCAATGCACCCGTAAATGTTGTTGCACTTACATTACCTGCACTAATGTTACCTGTTACTGCCAGTGATGTTAATGTGCCAGTTGATGTAATATTAGGCTGTGCCGCTGTAGTAACAGTACCGGCTGTACTTGCTGCTCCAGTCAATGCGCCTGTAAATGTTGTTGCACTTACATTACCTGCACTAATGTTACCAGTGACACTTAAACTTGTTAACGTACCAACTGATGTGATATTTGGCTGAGCCGCAGTTGTTACTGTACCAGCAGTAGTTGCACTTGTCGCCGCGCCGCTTAGTGCACCGGTGAATGTTGTAGCACTTACGTTACCTGCACTAATATTACCTGTAACTGCTAATGAAGTTAGTGTACCAACACTAGTGATATTGGGTTGTGCTGCTGTTGTCACTGTGCCAGCAGTAGTGGCTGTTGCAGCAGCAAGATTAGCAACAGTAGTGGTTGATGTAACGACTAGCGGTGCAGTACCAGTTGCAATATTGCTGATCAACTGTGTACCGCTAATATTGCCAGTAGCAATAACTCTGGCTGTACCCAAGTTACCGACGTTCGCATTACCTGTTACACTCAATGCGCCGCCTGTTACCAAATTACCACCAGTAACATTACCAGTTGCAACGATTAATCCAGCAGTACCTAAGTTACCAACGTTTGCATTGCTAGAAGCATTCAAAAGAGTTACTGAAAGATTTCCGGTTGCTGCGTTGAATGAAATATTAGCGTTAGATGCTAGTGCATAGTTTGCACTAGTGTTAGCACTTACCATAACAGGATAGAATGTACCTGTTGTTTGCGTAGTTACTACACCGAAATCTGAAACGTTAGAATATGCTACGCTTAAGTTGGCTACTCGGGTGACAGATGTTACTTGTAGCGGAGGAGTGCCATTTGCGATATTTGAAATAAATCGAGTTGCAGTTGATACGCCTGTTGCATTTAAATTGCCAACATTAGCATTGCCATTCAGAGTTAGTAATTTTGTTGAATTATTATACGTAAAATCTGCATTACCCTGCAAGAGATTAGTATCATTATATTGAATTTGAGTAGGCGTACCTGCGGCTGCAAGCGAAGATGTTCCGCCTGATACTAATGATACAGCACGACCTCCGGGAACATACACTTCTGCGCCGGACGGACTTGCTTCTGTTCCTGGATCAAATGTATTGCCGCCGGCAATCGTTGAAATAGTAATCCAAGTATTTGGGGCTGATGTGTCTTTAGTCTTAACGTAGTATGTTTGACCAACAACAATTGTACTGTTGCCTAAATCACCGGTAAATACAACAGGGTCATTGACAGTAAAAGGTGTTGCATCGGATACTGTAATTTGATCTGTTAAAGTGTCGGTTGCCGAAACTGTAGCATAGGGGAAAGTACCATAACCAGTAGAGTCTACTGTATTTGCTAAGCCAGAATCATGATAAAGTGCAAAAGTATTAGAAGTGAGAACATCTACATAATATACATTACCATTAAGTTGCGTCATTCCAGTAACATTTGTTACGGTGATTGATGCACCCTGAGTAAAAAAGTTATCCTGAGTAGTGGTTACTACTGCTGGATCAGCTTGAGTGACATTCTCGAAAAATGCAGTAATAGTTGATTTAGGTGTCCAAGATAGATTACCTACTCCATCAGTTTCAAGAACATATCCAATTGCGCCGCCGTCGATCTTAACATTAGAAACATCGCCCAATGTTATTAATCCACCTGCATCCCCGCCCTTATTGACCCACTCACTGCCATCATAGGCTAGTACTTGACCGTCAACCAAAGTGACATTGCTGATATTTAAATTGCCAACTGAACCGTTAATTTGACTAAAATTAATCTGCGAGTATGAAGTAAGAACTTCAATGTTCTCGTTAGGGGTAGACTTACCAATGAAAAGTCGTTTGGCATCAGTCGCCCAACCAAACTCTGCATCGTCCAGTTGTGGTAAGTCTACTAAATTACCCGAACGTTGTTGAATTTTAGAAATCTGTAAAATTGCCATAAGTGTAATCTTTGTCCGTTAATTACACTTATTTATCTTTACAGGTTTAAATGAACTTGGTGTAGTATTCCTCTACTCGTTTCCACCAACGATCTGACCAAATATCAAACTCGTTGCCTTCTACGATGAATTCTTGATATTGATTGTCCGCACTGCACATGAGGATCACGCCCTTGCGTATCTTAGTTCCGTATATTTCATTGTGTGCGTTTGCGTAGGCAGTCAACTGTAAGAAATAGTCTTCAATCCATTCACGCTTCTTTGGCTTGTTTGTTTGCTTGAAGTCAAGAATAGCTTCGTCGCTATTATGCAGTCCAACTAAGTCTGTGGTCCCAGCATAAATTTTAGGAAAATATAGAGATACTTCCGTGCCCCAGAACTCGGGGCAGTTGGATAAGCCTTGAGATATGATTGTATGCGCCATCGTATGTGATTGCTTGCTATACGGATTGCTTCCGGGCTCACCTGTTTCTCCTGTAAGAACA